GCTGTACATAAGAAATACCAAATACGACGCGCATGGATATCGCCTTGAATTTCATATCCTAATGCGAATGTTTTAGTCTCATTGTTAATGACTTCTACCAAGTTTCCTTGCGTATCAGTTTTAAAGCCAAAGACATCTTTTTTGAAGTTGTCATCAATTTCAGAGAATTTCAACGTGACTGAAGTTCCCGCATTTCCAACTAATGTAGCAATTACTTTATCGTCTGCATAGACTTGAGTCGAACCACCAATTGCTTCTGTTGTAATTTCTTGTGCACCAATCAGGCGTTTTGGGCTTGAAAATGCCCAGACATTGTTCTCACCGACTGTTGCCATACTATAATGGACATTTGTTAGTCCAAAGGTTACTTTATTACTCATTTTTTAAACCTCCAGTTTAATTTCATAAATTCGTGTGACACTTCCATCAGGACTGACAAACTCAGTAAGAAGTGTATAGGTATAACCGTTTTGATATAAAAGCTGTTCTAATGATGCTTCAAGATCAACATCTTTATCATTAGAAATAAGTGTGATTTGAATCGTAGTACTTGATAGAAAAGATTGATTATCTGCAAATACTAAAGAGCGTCTACTAAGTTCTTGATAGACGATAAATGGCTTTTGATTGATTTTGTCTTCATGAGATATGTTCGTACCATAAAAAACATCGCACCCTGGTACTTGAATGAGTACTTGATAAAGGTGTTCTAGTTTTTGTTTCATTGGTTACCTCTTTCAATGATCTTCTTGATCTTATCGATCATCTCAGGAGTAAAAGTGTCATAGGCAGGTCTCATGAATGCTCTTGCTGGAATGAACTTCCCATTACGATGTCTATAACCAAATTCAATCAGATGGATAATACGACCTCTACTTTTTGAATAAATAACGACCGTTTTATCAATGCCTTTGCCAAGCTCAAGTTTTTTAAATGAATCAGCAACTGCGTTTTTCTTACCACTTCTTGGTGCATTGTTTTGAATATACTTAAGCATTTCATCTGCTGTTTTATCGAGTAATCCTTCTAGCTCTTTTTGAATCTCATCTTTGTAATCAGAAACGATACTCATAATGTTGGACGATAAGTCATCAAGTGTTGTCAATGAGATCACCTACTTT